CACTACCAAAGGAAAGACATCTCGATGAACAAAATCTATTACTCATGGACTGATATCGAAAAACAAATTACGGATATTGCCGTTCAAATATGGCAAAGCCATTGGCGTCCCGATTACATTGTGGGTATCCATAGCGGGGGATCTATCCCTGCTGTAATGTTGGGAAAGATGCTGGATATCAAGACATATACGCTGGATGTGCGTTTGCGCGACGGCGATGGCGGCGAAACCAATTGCTGGATGTCCGAAGACGCTTTCGGATACGATAAGCAACCAATGAATATCCTTATTATCGATGACATTAATGACAGCGGCGCTACTATCGAATGGGTCAAGAAGGACTGGCAGTCAACATGTTTACCAAATGACCCGGGTTGGCAACTAATCTGGGGAAATAATGTCCGAGTCGCTGTGTTGGTCAATAACATGAGCAGCGCCGCCGAAGTCGATTATCATTCAGTAGAAATCGACAAAGGCGAAAAAGACTGCTGGATCGTTTTTCCTTGGGAAGAATGGCACAAAACTAATTTTGTTTGACACATCAAGAAAAAAGTAATAAAATAACGCTATGATCAAAATTTCAGAAATCTTCTACAGCATCCAAGGCGAAGGACAGTATGTAGGCGTCCCTAGTATCTTCCTCAGCACTTTTGGATGCAACTTTACATGCAGCGGCTTTGGCATGCCATTGGGTTCAGTTAGCACTGAGCGCGATGACATCGCAGCCGATATTGAAAAATATAAGGATTATAAAGAGCTGCCTCTTGTTTCGTCAGGCTGCGACAGCTATGCTTCTTGGGATCCGAGATTTAAACATCTTAGCCCGTTGCTAAAAATCGATGCTATCATCTCTCGATTCCAAGAACTGCTTCCAGAAAGAAAGTTCAACAAAGACAAGCATCTTATTATCACAGGCGGGGAACCTTTGCTGGGTTGGCAACGGTCTTACCCAGAGCTGCTGGATCGCTGCATGGACATTGGACTCACACACCTCACGTTCGAGACCAATGGTACCCAGCTTCTATCAAATGAATTCACCCGCTATTTAGAAGACATCTCGAAGCGGGTGGAGATCACTTTTAGTATCAGTGCTAAACTGCCATGCAGCGGAGAAAAGTGGGAAGAAGCTATTCGGCCAGACGTAGTTAGACACTATGTCAAGGTTACAAATAATCGCAGTTACTTTAAGTTTGTAGTGTCTACTGAGCAAGATGTCCGAGATGCTCATCGAGCCATAGACGAGTATGCAGGAGCAGGCATCGATATTCCGGTTTATCTAATGCCGGTGGGCGGTATAAACAGCGTATACGAACTGAACGAAAGGCAGGTAGCAGACTACTGCCGAGACAACGGACTGCGGTTCTCTCCGAGGATACAGGTTCCGCTTTACAAGAACGCATGGGGGACATGATGAACTTTTGGAAACGACTTTTTGGCAAAGAAGAAAAGACAGAAACTACATCTACCCTTACGCCCAAAGAGATGGCTACAGCACGTAAGGAATCATATGTTACTGTGTTGGAAACCAAGGTAGATCCCAACAATCCTGCTAACGGTTACTTCGAATTGGATTGGAACAGCTACTTCATTGACGAATTGCGCAAAGCAGGTTATACTGGTGTTACCGAAGAAGAGATCGTCGACAAGTGGTTTAAGGCATTGTGCCAAAATGTGCTTGACGAAGATCAGCGCAACAAGGTGGTCCGACTCACATGAACTATATCCTCGTAGATACAGCTAACACGTTCTTCCGCGCCCGACATGTTGTGCGCGGCGATGCTGATGTCAAGATCGGCATGGCACTGCATGTCACGCTCGCCAGCATCAAGAAGGCATGGCAGGACTTTAAGGGCGACCATGTGGTGTTCTGCTTAGAGGGTCGCAGTTGGCGCAAGGACTTCTATCCACCTTACAAGCGCAACCGTGCTGAAGCGCGTTCTGCCATGACTGAGCGCGAAGCTGAAGAGGACAAGCTGTTCTGGGAAACGTTCGATAGATTCAAACAGTTCATCATCGACAGCACCAACTGCACGGTGCTGCATAATCCGCAGCTGGAAGCAGATGATCTCATCGCCGGTTGGATACAATCGCATCCAAACGATAATCATACTATCATCTCTACCGATAGCGATTTCGTTCAGCTGATTGCTCCCAACGTAAAGCAATATAACGGTGTTATGAACACAATCATCACACACGAAGGGCATTTTACTGACAAGGGCAAGCCTGTCATCGACAACAAGACCAAGCAGCCCAAGGAAGTGGTCAATCCTGATTGGTTGCTGTTTGAAAAGTGCATGCGTGGTGATCCCACTGATAACGTGTTCTCTGCCTACCCTAAGATCCGCAAGAACAAGCTGCTGGAAGCGTTCGAAGATCGCTCTAACAAAGGATTCGCATGGAACAATCTCATGCTACAGCGCTGGGTAGATCACGAAGGTGCGGAGCATCGTGTGCTAGACGACTACGAACGCAATCGCAGGCTTATCGATCTCAAGCATCAACCCGACAATATCAAGGCTATCATCGAGGAAACCATCCGAACAGGATCTGTTGCCAAGAATGTGAATCAAGTTGGACTAAGATTGATGAAGTTCTGTGGCGTCTTCGATCTGGTCAAGATCGGTGAGCAGGCACAAGCATATGCCGATCCGCTCAATGCCAAGTATCCGGAAGTAGAGCATGTTTGAAGTTACAGACGATACAGTAAAGATGGAGAACTTTGATGGAAATTAAAGCCAAACCTGTGATTGATGGAAAGTTTTGGATCTTGCAGCACGGTGACTCTCGTATCGGAACGCTGCAAAAAGATGAGACCAATAAGTTTATCGTCGTGAACAAATCTTCCAGAAGTGTGTTCAAAGACATCAAGAGCTTGGAAAAGCATTTTGGTAAGAATTTCTTCGTATCGGCCAAGACAGAAAAAGTCGAAGTCACGGATAAAGAGGTGTACGGGTATCCTACCAACTGTGAACCGCACAACCCGATGTATGATGTTCGACGTAAGCTGCCTCTCTTTACCAAGAGTGATGCCAGCAAAAGCACCTATTGCGCAGGCTACTATGCCATCAAGTTTGACAAAGGGTGGGTTCGCAGTTTCTGTCCCAAGCTGATCACTATCCAGCGGTACGAGAACAAAGGCCCGTTCAAGACCGAACTGGAACTCAAACAAGTATTGAAAAATGTCATCAGATAGAATATCGATCGCAGTTATTGAAGACTTTGTAAAGAAAGTACGACTGGCTGCAAAGTCTAATCAGAAAGAATTTAAGCTCAGCATTGCAGATGCTGAGAATCTAGCGCACAATCTAAACATAATTACTTTAAAACTGCTGGATAAGATGCAATCCTCGGAAGAAAAAACTTCCAAAGAGGAAGTCGTCCGTATTACCATGGACGGTGGCAGTTTATAAACTTCCCATCATTATAAATACATGTGCGCCCGTGCGCATCGAGATTATAATGAGCCGTCCAAAACCCACGATAATATTAGAATATGTAAACAAAAAGAATTTTAAATCGGAGCAAATTCTCGATGCTGATGCTATCTGGGCTGTATTCTATAAAAATAAGCCTTTTAATCTCAAAAGCAGCTCAGTGGTTTCAAGCTATCCTGGTCCAAAATACAAAAAGACTGCCTTTAGCAATCCAGGACATGCCGTTAACTTGGCCAAGAAACTCAACAAATTGTTTAAAACTGACCAGTTCCAGGTCATCAAACTTACTTCTGGAGAAGTAATACCATGGGATCACTCCAGCGATCTCTAACTGAAGTTTTTTTAAAACAAGCAAGCTTGCCCGCCGACGAAGATTCCGTGCGATCTTATAGGTTTCGGTGGTGGAAGAATCCCCGAGAGAAACTCAAATCCGGATTGACTCTGACCGACGAAGGCTTTCAGTTCCTGGCCGAAACTCTCAACCTCAGATACTACGAAGTGGCGTTTCCTGCAGATTTCCAATTTACTGCCCAGATAGTGCTTTGGCTGGATAACTTTATCGAATGCCCACACTATTATAGCAAAAAAGAAATCATAGTTTTTAGGGAAAAAACTGCGTCCGAACTTATGTTGTTTTCGGGCGACGTCCGGAAGTACGGAACTGCCAAAGCTATGGCTAGGCAGCGCGAGCTAGAAAGCCAAAAGTTCCTAAAACAAGGTTGACGTGCCGTCTACATATGCTATTATGCATTATAGACGGAAACGAAGGAGCCAACATTATGTCCGATCTTAACGTTCGCACTGTCACTGTTAACGGCGCTAAGGCCGCCCTGCGGCATGCTTTCAAGAAGCGCCGCCCTGTGTTTATTTGGGGTCCTCCCGGTATCGGCAAGTCCGACTCCATCCATCAGCTGGGCGCTGAGATGGATGCCCATGTTATTGACGTGCGCCTCTCGCTTTGGGAACCCACTGACATCAAGGGTATCCCGTATTACAATGCCAACGAGAACACTATGACTTGGGCGCCGCCCGTTGAGCTGCCTAGCCAAGAGCTTGCCAGCAAGTATAACAGCATCATCCTGTTCCTCGACGAGATGAACTCCGCGCCGCCCGCGGTGCAGGCTGCTGCCTACCAGCTGATCCTCAACCGTCGCGTTGGTACTTACCGACTGCCGGACAATGTGCTGGTGGTTGCTGCTGGTAACCGCGAAGCTGACAAGGGCGTTACGTATCGTATGCCTGCTCCGCTTGCCAACCGCTTCGTCCACTTGGAACTGCGTGTTGACTTTGAAGACTGGCTAAACTGGGCTGTTGACAACAAGGTCCATAAGGACGTTGTTGGTTATCTCAGCTTTGCCAAGCAGGATCTGTATGACTTCGATCCCAAGACTGCTAGCCGCTCGTTTGCTACTCCGCGCTCTTGGGCGTTCGTGAGCGAGCTGTTGGACGATACCGAAGTCGGCGACAGTGTGGTTGCGGATCTTGTGTCCGGTGCTGTGGGCGAAGGTACTGCGGTTAAGTTCATGGCGCACCGCAAGGTTGCTGGACGCATGCCCAATCCGACAGACATCCTCCACGGTAAGGTCAAGGAGCTCAAGGTCAAGGAGATCAGCGCAATGTACTCGCTGACTGTTTCGCTCTGCTATGAGCTCAAGGATCTCGCCCAGAAGAAGACCAAGGGCTGGGACGACATGGCGGATAACTTCTTCCGCTTTATGATGGATAATTTCGAGACTGAGCTCGTTGTTATGGGCGCGAAGATCGCGCTTACCAACTACGATCTCCCGCTTGACCCGAGCAAGATGAAGAACTTCGACGAGTTCCATGACCGCTTTGGCAAGTACGTTATCGCTGCGAACCAGTGATGTTGGCAAGTGCCTCGGGAGGTTGACAAGATCTCCCGAGGTGCTATTATATACTTACAAACAAGGAGAATCACATGTCCACAGCCGTTGCAACTAAGACCCGAATTGACAGCAAGAAGATCGAAGAAAAGCTGATCACTGCTCGAGTTGGACTGCTCCTGCGCCATTCTTTCTTTGGCAATCTCGCTACCCGGTTGCGCATGGTAGACTGCACGGAAGATCCGATCATCAATACCGCTGCAACTGACGGTCGCCATTTCTATTATGATACCAACTTTGTGGACAAGCTTAATCCCAAGCAGACAGAGTTTCTGTTCTGCCACGAAGTGCTGCATAACGTGTTCGATCATCTTACCCGCCGCAACGATCGCGATCCGCAGATCTGGAACATCGCTTGCGACTATGCTATCAACCAGATCCTTGTCGATGACAAGATCGGCGAGCGGATCAACCAGGTCAAGATCTTCCAGGATAACAAGTACCGCGGCAAGAGTGCCGAAGAGATCTACGATATCATCTTCGAGAAGTATGATCTCCAACAGCTTCAGCAGCTGGGCGAACTGCTGGATCAGCATCTGGATCCTGAGAAGGACGGCAATGGCAAGAACCGTCCAAACTATACTAAGGACGAGCTGCGTAAGATCCGCGATGAGATGAAGGAAGCGATGATCTCGGCGGCGCAGAGTGCCGGTGCTGGCAACATTCCTGCAGGTGTGCGTCGGATTATCCAGGAGCTCACTGAACCCAAGATCAACTGGCGCGAGCTGCTCAAGCAACAGATCCAAAGCACCATCCGAAACGATTATACTTGGATGCGTCCGTCTCGCAAGGGGTGGCATACCGGCGCTATTCTTCCGGGTATGAATTTCGATCAGCAGATCGATATCTGCGTTGCCATTGACATGTCGGGATCTATCTCGAACGTTATGGCGCGAGACTTCCTCAGCGAGATCAAGGGCATCATGGATTCTTTCAAGGAGTTCAACCTGAAGCTGTGGACTTTTGATACCCGCGTCTATGATCGAGTGGATATTACCAGCGACAACATTCAAGACTTTGAAACTTACGAGCCCAAGGGCGGCGGTGGTACTGACTTCATGTGCAACTGGGATTACATGAAGGCGGAGCAGATCGTTCCTAAGAAGTTCATCATGTTTACAGACGGGTATCCGTTCGGTTTCTGGGGCGATGAGGATTACTGCGATACTATCTTCGTCATCCATGGTCCCGATAACATCAAGCCACCGTTTGGTGTGTACAGTCACTACGAGAAGAAGTGATGAAGGATTTTCAGATCAACC